ATTAAGGCTATGAAACTATTTGAATCAAAATTTTTTAACATTCTCGAGGAGGCTCCAGAAGATTTAACACAACCACCATCTCCGGGGACAGAAGCTGAAGTGGCTGCCGTTCAAGACACCCTCGAACCCACAACAAATCCTGAGGTGATGGACGTGCCGGATAATCCAGAGATCGCGCTCCGACAGCAACAGAGCCAAAGAACAATATCCACAATAACAACCTGGATAGGTGAGATTGAAAATTTTATAGACTACTTGAATGGTACAGATGATGGTTCTATCAACTTCACAATCAATGCTGCTGACTGTGACAGTTTGCTTACTGATATACAGCGTAGTGAGAGTAAGAAAATTTCTAGACTGGCGCAAGATCTCTCGGGACTGGGTGAGTCATTGAAGCAGTATTTATTACTAGCTAAAAGAAAAGAGTCCGGTGCAGACTCTATTTAATTTGTTTCAATTTAACAAGGCCCTGTAAGCCGCAATACGTGTTATCCAGTAGGTATTTTGTTGACACCTTGTTAAGTTTAAAATGCACGCACATATCATTGATATCTTTGAACAGCTTGCCGGTGTCTTGCGGCCAAATAAACACACACTCACCCTGCTTAAGTAAAATATTTGTCTTCAATAAACTCGCACTATCTTGCCACTGACTATCCAACACCCATACTGGTTGAGTTAAAAATAATCTCTCCAACTGTGCTCTCTGCGTTGATGTGAGTGTGTTCTGACTCTTCTCTTGTATGCCAGCGACAGCCACAGAGTTGCTCACAAAAAAACTGTCTATAGGGCCTTCAGTTATAAATACATGTTCCGCGGAAGTTGACACTTGATCGTAATTGAACAATGACTTCTCACTATTTTGCTTTGACAAATACTTTGGACGGTTCGGGTCATTCAGTAAATCTCTAGATTGATAGAATATACACCGGTTCTCCCGGTCATTGAATGGTATTACCAACCGGTTTTTGTGTACCATGTCAGTTATGGTTGTGTATATAGATTTAGGGCGATTGGTAGCCACATTCAACCTTCTCTTAACTATAATCTCCGCCGCCAGTTTGACTATCTTGTTGTTCTTATAATATTGTAACTGTGTACGATCGAATAAATTTATACAATCTCGAGGTAGATCGGGTGTGAAAGGTATTTTTTTAGGAGTGACCACCGGAATTCCATATTCATAATCACATTTATCAATCTGCTTACACAATTCACGATAGTTTATGTTCTCTAGTTCCATGACCCAGTCTCCTGGTTTGCCATACCAACCGCAATTATGACAACATATTACACTATCCTTAGGTACATAGTAACACCGGGATTTTCTTCCCCAGCTCTTACCCTCTCTACATATTGGACACCCACCAGTGTAAGTGTTTGTTGATTTTGTATATTTAGGGTAACCTGCGTGTTGATAAAACTTTTGAATTATGTACTCTTCTGGTACTATCATTCAATCATTATACATGCAACATCAATCTTTAGCAACATCTTTACTCTCGATACTGACAATTCCTTTTTTAACAAACCGTCCGGAATCAGGACAATACCAATGCGCTTCTGTATATATTTTTCCATCAGACTCTCTTGTTCTGACTTGCGGGCGGATTGGACTTCCAGAGAATGGTGATTGTATTATCACCGGTTGTACAAATGGTATTTGATTCATATATTTACTTATCTAATTGTAGGTTATTTACAATGTTTTGTAATGTATGTACGATGTCAGTTGACGTGAAATCAGCCTTCCATTCAGATGATTTATTAACGATCTGTTCCATGTTCATCTCCACACACAAGTTGATAAACATATCAAAATCTGGTTGCAGGTCTTGTGTTTTATTATATTGTTCTTGATATAACTCAACATCTCCGGGGTGTTGTCTGTGGCCTTCAAACAAATCTATCATCTTAAGGTTATTGAAATATGGCTCTAGTTTTTTCTTCCCTAATGCGCTCACCAATTCATCATCAGTAGTGTACTGCGTGATCCATTTCTTAGCTGTTTTAGGTCCACACTTGACCACACCTGGGAGGTTATCGGACTTGTCACCCATGAGTGATTTGTATCTCAAGAAATTATCCGGATTCACACCCACCACATTTGCGAAGTTACTCTCACTGATCATCACATCTTTAATAGGACTGTACACTATTGTGTTATTGTCCACTAGCTGTAACATATCTTGATCAACACTAACAACAACCGTTTCACCTTGAATCTGCTTAGTTAACCAGGATATAACATCATCTGCTTCTAATATACCCGGATACATGTTTTTGACACCAAGTTTTTCTAGCAATTGTGTTGTTACGTCTTCATGACTGAACACCTTAGCATTCTTTTCCGAGTCCCTTGTGCCTTTATATTCAACCTGTTTGTTAAGTCTGCGATAGTTCTTCACGCCACGTTTCAATCTCTTGTCCCAGATGGAATATACATTCGTACAATTGAATTTCTTGACATACTTACGTACACTTGTCAAGAAAATATACGATGGTTTTACATTGGTCCTTACATTCTCAGCTACCCATACTGCTCGATGCAGCAGGTTGCTTGAGTCTATTAATATCGCTTTTGGCTTTTGATTCATTATATTGTGCACAACAGAGTTCATATACATTATGAGGTAATTTTTCAATATAGTCAACTATTTTATTACTCACTCCTTGATCAAACTCCTTGACCGGTATAGTCGCGATTTGATTCTCTGGTAATATCAAAAAATTCATAGAGTCTTCAATCGTGTTTATATACACAAAGAAACAACCCTTGTGTGTACCCTCCCGGATAGCAAAAATTTTTCTGCTATGCTTATCCTTGTTTAGATATTTTTGTAAAATATTCATGGGACATGGCCCGCGCGCATCTGTCTAAACTCACCTCGGTATTTGGCATAGATAATCCTATTTTAGATATACATGTGGTTGATAACACACAATTTGATCGGTTTGCCTTTGTATATTTTTTTAATTCTGTAAGGTCAATCGTCGTCCATTTTGGGTTGTTTAGTCCGTGATTTTTCATTATCTCAACAACGCGAGAGGTCTGCACTGGTTGCGGGTTCACAACATTTAAAACTGCCCCGGGGTGGTTGTTGGATATGTTTTTATTTATATATTTCTCCGTGAACACACACAAGTCTTCTATGTTTGTAAGTGAATTTAATTGATCTATTATGTTGTTGTATTTGAGTAACTTGCTCATCACGCTACGATCAGAACCAGTCTCACAGAAAGGCATCCGGATACGAAATATATGAGAGTCTGTTCCTTGTAACGATAGCTCTCCTGCATGTTTGGTTTTGCTATACCAGCTGCTATCCTCCGACAACAACCCAAAATTCGGTAAATCGAATTCATCAAAGGCTTTTTCATAACCATCGTATATACAACCACTAGATATGTGTATGAACTTGACGTCATGTCGGTTGCACGTATCCCCTATCATCCCAGGTACCGTTACATTATAATACCAAGTATCATCTCTAGCATGCTCACACGCATCTACATTGGGCTTGCCGGTGTAACCGCTAGCATTTATGACCACATCTGGCTTGATATCAAGCAACATGTTAACGAGCCGTGTGTTGTTGGTGTATTCAAGGTCGCTCTTAGAGTAACACAAGACATCATGTTCCGCTATCGATCTTAAGTGCTTACATATCGCGGTACCAACGTAACCCTTACCTAATATAACAATTTTCATCAGAACAATTGAGATGGTGACGCTGGTGGATCTATATACTTAACTAAAAACTTTTGCAACAATGTACCTAGAGCGTCACTGTTTTGTTGTGTTGGTGCATTGACGATCGAAACTGGATCACCATTGACAGAGTAACCTAACAACACGAAACAGCTCAGATGTTCCTCAATAAAACCATTGATAACACTAACTTGTTTCTTTGACAAATTTTTCTGTGCTGCATATTCATGTAAGTTGGCTTCGATGGCTGCTTTTATTTTATTCCGGAATATTTGTTCTGCTAGCTCTTCAGCTGCTGACGCATCATCCTCCTCAACTTTCGGTTTCTTCTTGGGTGTTACTTTCTTTTTTGGTTTTTTATCATTCTCCTGTGACATGTACATAATATTTACTCTTTCTTCCTGTAAAAGCTCGTATCGGAGTTAATGCCTTTTGATGCTAACAGGTTAACAATCACCTCCATACTGCTTGTCCTTACTGTTAGATTTTTTTGAAATCGCAAACCACCATCATTCAACTCAAACTCCGGGAGGGATCCAAGTTCCTCTCTGTTGACCACACATGTGATATAAAGCGACTCAACACTAGGGTTGAGCATGATAGTCCATTTCCTAGGATCCTCAATAGAATATTTATTCATTATGTCCCAAACGACATAACCACAGTCCTTCAAGCGCTTTTTAAAATATGAGAGTGTATGTATTTTATTTTTCATTTATCCTACGAATCCGGATGATATAATAGTTATGTTTGCAGAGCCACAATTCAACTGAAATAGAAACACATTCAGTGTCGGGTTGACTAAAACTGTCAGATCTTCAAACCGGATGGTGCTTATAATTCTGATCGTTTCAAAAGATAATGCTAATGGATTCTCTGTTGATTCACCTTTGTACTTGTCAGATATTTGTTGAGAATAGCTGTCAATATTGTGTCTTTGTTTGTCAGTTAGTGTTGCGTGTACGCAATTATCTTCAGTGTAGAAGTATATCTTGTTGGTTTCTGTTGTGAACGTACTCGCCTTAATCAACTGATTGACCACATCAGGCTTGAGTGTGAATCGGAACGGGAATTCAATGCTCTTGATTTTATTGAGATCCACCGCCGGGGGTTCAATTATCCCGTCCTCGAGCAAATGAAATTTAAACCCCATTACGCCAGACCGGTGCTCAATATTATTGTTATTGAATTTTAATTCAATATCATCACCATACACACAACCCAACACCTTAATCAACCGATTGAGATCAGGTATGTTTAGATATATCGTCTCAGTTACGTTGTTTGGCTGTTTGTATGTACAATTGACAATTAGAGTACCATCACTACTTGAACTGGTGGCGGTGAACTCCTTCTCTCTGACTTTCAACACTGCATTCTCAGTTAATTTACCAATTGGAGAAAGGAAACTGTTTATGAAATCCGTCTTGTTAGTTATTTTTATTTGTGTCATTTAGTTTTAATGTTATGGTTTTGGTCTGTTTTGACATTTCGGACAGCACAACATCAACTATATCCTGAGGATCTTTAAATACGCCTTTTATTTTGGTTGAATTTATTGTATATGATACACCTCTCTTGAACTTAAAATCTATTTTAGATTCTAATACACGTTCGATCTTATCTAATCTTTTGATCAGATTGGATAACTCAACATGATGCCCATCTATGTTATTCGTAATTTGTGATTCTTGTTGGACTGTGACCTGTGGGCTCGTGGCCGGGTTTGGGCTCGTGACCGGGATTGGGCTCGGTGGTACAGTTGACTGCGTTACCATCTGTTTGAGAACTTCCTTGGGATCAGTCTTATTAGCCTTAATGTAAGGGCTATCACCTCCAACATTTTTTGTGTCTATATCTTTGAGAGAACCAGACACATGACCTAACAAACCGGCCACCGCATAAATATCATCCTTACCCATGAGTGGTTGAGATTCGTGATTTCTACTGTCATATGGATTGCGCTCTTCAGACATCATCCAATCCAGCTAACAACTCTTTGACCTTGTCATCTTCAAGCGTATCATCCTTGGTTGTGTCCTTCTTGTCGTTATCAAACTCCATAGGCACCTCTTCATCTAAAGCCGGGTCAGAAGACACTTGTGATTTGGTTTCCGGAGAAATTGACTCTGTCAGTGTTTCCGTAGAACCTGGATCTTTGCAATGAAAGTGCTCATCTAGCATCAGCTTGAGTTCATCAAAAGTTTTCTCCCGGAATGTCTTTTCTAGGTCATGACAACCGGAGTATATCTCCTTAACACGTGAGTCATCCACCCCAGGGATGGCTCCGGGCATTAAAAATTTACTTGACACATATGTGGGATAATCTCCTTGTTTTTCACATCGGATCCGGAAGGTACATCCATTCTCAGACAGGTCAAATATCCTCTCACCAAATTGATCAGAATCCTCACCATTGATACCCTCCATTATAATTTTATGCAATTGCTTACCAAACCTCACAATTTTCACTGTGTCATTATTTTCCGGGTCGTCCGGGTCATTAACAATATACGCATTCACCAACCACTTTTCACTTCTAAATATTGCATCCGATTTAGCTTTCTCCTCAGGAGTTCCGGAACGGAAGCACTTCATTCGATATTCTGCGATTGGATCACGATCACCCCACGTTGTAGGGCTCAAGGCTGTTACGTATTGACCGGTACTAAAACTAGTCCATCCGTGACTGTAAAAATGATAAAATGTCTTGCTAGGATCTTCTATATTAGGTAACAATCTAACCTCATATGAATTTCCTGGTTTTGTTCTAAGGATATCAGCAGTTTTGTTGTTAGATCCTTCTTTAGTTAGTGCGTCTTTGATGCTCGCGAACATTGATTTTGTAAATGTGCTCATGTATTTATTTTATATTGGATTGGTTTATTGGCCAACTTTTGTCTTTAAGTTTTTGGTTGTATATTTTGTAACATTTCATAGCTTTCATACTGTTGTAGAACTTCAAGTCGTAACTCACAAGCTCATTATATATCATGTATGGTGCCCGGAAATAATTTGTCATATTTATATTATCGTGTCTACGTAGGAAGTTTGCAAGCTTTTTTATTTGTAAATATTCCGGTTTTGTTTCAAAGTCATCCCAATTCTTTCTCAGATTGTATGGCTTTCCAGCGCCGGCTCTAGTCACAACGAGCCAGCAATTGTATATACTTTTTTCGAAATCGCTCAAAATTTTAAATTTAGTTTCGGGTTATCACACAAATAGTTTCGTATGTATTTAGAGCGATGGAGAGTTGGGTCATGGTCCAGAAAGCATTTCAACACATCATAGTCTGTCTCAACATCACAAACCATCTTAAATATTTCACGCAATTCCGGCTCTCTCATTAGCCAGAGAAATATGTTAGGTAGGTTGAGTTTTTTATTCTTAGTAATACACACAAAGGAACAGAACGTGAGGAATATATGAGAGAATTCACTTTCATAAGCTATATCTACCGGATTGGTGTTACTTAGCATGCTTTTTGTATCTAACGTCATGTTATTGGTTTTAAAATTGATGTTAATGTCATGACTTTGTCTGTCAATTGACCACCTGCGGAATACACATGACCACCTCCATCAGCTATACTAGCAGCTAGTTTCCCTAGATCTACATCAGGTGCCTTTTCTTTATTTTTTCGAAAACTAACTCGCTTTGTATTCAAATTGACCACCATGCATATCTCACAATCATAGTTATCAATAACATGGTGCGCCACTTCGTTGAGACAACTGCTCGCCATAGTCGCGAAGATTTTGTACTTATTACCACTAACTGGAAGTTCACCTTTGTATATCTCGAGCTCTGACAACACACGCTTCACTTTTTTGTTGTTCATGTGGATCATATTCAAGTGCGATTGACTGAAACCATTAAAACCGGCACCGAAATCACGCTCAAATTGCTCTGCTCTGTTGCCAACATAATTCCACACTATCACATTCAAATTGTATGAGTCTCTCAATTCTAACTTGTAACTATCATAGTCATCAGCTAACAAAACTAACATCTTTTGATTATCAGTGAGTGACCTTTCCGGGTATTTCTTCTTTAACAGATTGTATATCAACTTGCAACAACTACTGTAGTCCTCTACTAATGTAGTTGCGTGTTTGTATTTGTCTAAATTTGCCACATGTGTGTCGTGGTGATCAATTATTGTAAAATTCTTATGATCTACAAGATCGAGATTGCTTTGAGACACATCTAGATCGAACACATATATTTTATCGTACGTTTCCGGGTCGTTGCTTTTTGACCACTTCATGAAGGTGTTCCGGAAATTTGATTGAGAGCATATCTCATGTTGTACATTTTTCAGTTGCGTGTACCAACGAAACGTATGATATGAGCTCAGTCCATCCAAGTCACAGTCTGTAAATATCGCTATCTTTTTCACTAATACTATATTTATTCGTGTAACTCATTGAAATCAACTAACTTCCAAGCATCTGTAGCGAGTCAATAGTGTCCGTCATGTCTATGTTTTGCAGTTGTTCAGTTGCTTCTTTTAATGATAGTGTGTCATAATCAATCTCCATCATTATACTACCATAATTCTCCGCGAATCTGTTCTTCATCACACCCAATCTCAAAACTCCTAAATCAACATCTTCTTCTTCTCTCCAGATACTGAAAATAGCATCCGCGGTCGCTGCTAAACCGTAACTCTCACCGACTGTATCCAGGCCTGGATTTACCTCGTTGTAACCAGACCGGTTAAGTTGTGTGGCTGTGATGATAGGGCATTCAAACACATATGATAACGCCCGGAGCTCTTCTGTGGCGTATTTTATCCTCTCGTATGAATTAGTTCCGGTTTCTGCTCGAAGTAAATTAACATAATCCAGTACAATTGCATCCGGTTTGATTCCCCTATCAACTAATTTCTTGATATATCCCTTCAAATGTCTGCATGTGATGGTGCTAGGAGGAAACTCTTTGACGATTAGTCGGTTACTATTACCCTTCTGATGATATTGCTCAACAGCTGATTTTATCTCATCTGTTCTACTGTGCAATTGTTTGATTGGTATTTGTGTTAAGTTTGTTGTTATCCTCTTCGCATACACCAACTCGCTCATCTCGAGACTTATCAACAGCACAGTCTTACCTTGATCTGCAATATTTTTCGCCATATTTCCTAAAAATATACTCTTACCTATGTTAGTCTCGCCGGCGAAAACATATATCGCTCGACCGTTCTCTAGGAATCCACCATCTAGTTTTTTATCCAACCATGGCCAACCGCACGATATCGTCTCATCCTTTGTCGTCAAATCAGTTATATGTCGGTCTATTTCATTTATATAATCCAAACCAATGTCAGTTGTAAGAGTTATGTTACACGACTTTTCAAATTTTTGTAATATCTCGCTAGTGTCAACGAGTGCATCTTCAGTCTCTGAAGCCACCTCGAGTAGTGTGTTGTACACTGCGCGCTCTTTGAGGAATTTTTCAGTATTCTCATATAAATCATCATGATTGAAGTTTTTATCAAAACCTTCGAACAATTCAACCACCGCTCGGAAGCTCACCTTCAACTCATTAGTAATCAATCGACTCTTGAGTTCGGTCATTGTCGGAGGTGTGCTCCGTTGACTGTAAAAATCAACAATCAACTCAACAACCCGAGATATGTCTTTGTTGTTGAAGTATTTTTGATCTAGGTGGTCAATTATACTGGTCAAATAGGACTCGTTAGTCAACATGTTATATGCTATGACTGTCTCGTAAAACTCATTATCTATTTTCACTGATGTCATTATTTGTAATTGTTATAAAATGTTTGTTGTGATTGTTGAAAATTTTTGTCATTTATATCTCTCAAACCCGGACTATTGTGTGTTACATATATCGGATATGTACCTATTTTTAATTTTAGCTTGTTTGCATCCAGACAACTTGACATATCATAATGATGGAATTTATAATCCTCATTGAATCTCCACCCCACCTCTAGTGCACGTTTCAAATCAATCGCTATAAACAGACCATCCAAAACTAAACATCTCTGCGGCCACGGACCAAAACAAGTGACCGCCATCTTGGTATCACCATCCACCGGGTGTGAAACCGCTCCAGATTGACTATCTCGCGAACTCATCAAGTGCCACAGGCACGGTTTCTTCACCTTTATTTGACTTGCTCCTGCTAACCCTACAATATCGTAACCCATTCCCTCGATCGCAGTGTACAATTTACCCTTCAACTTGAGATCATCAATGTATACATCATCATGCGCGAATAATACTATATCATGTTTAATCAAATTCTCCGGTGTAATCTGTCGATTGTATGCCTGTGACAGACCGATCCGGTTGTTAGCGTTCACGACAAGCTTCACATCATCCTTTAGCTCTCCAAGCGAATGTACAAGTGATGATTGTTTGCCACTGTCTTTTGAGCATGTTACAACTAATATTTTTTTCATCTTCATAAAAAGAACGGACTACTAGGCTCGAACTCACCACACTCAGCCAGCCCCTCACTGGTCACACAATACACCAACCCCTCTCTCAATTCCTCCTCAGTCCTTCCAGGTACAACAATGGAGCTAAAATCACCGGTGGTGATATTACCGTATAACGTACTACCACTCCTCACCAAATATGTATCACCGGTCAATTTACTATATATCCAACAGCCGAATGTTCCTTTGAGCATGCTACAAACATTTTCAACTGCTCTCAACTCCGGTGTCTTTATATTTTCATCATGACATTGCTCAATATCTTCTACCTCGGCTTCAAATTCTAGCATGTAGGATATCAGTATTGGTATTATTGAGCTATCCACAGGATTGTCATGTGGCCCTATAAACTCTTCGATCAATTGACTGGTGTTCTCCAACACACCGTTGTGTGCGACATGATAATACATGCTCGGGAAAGGATGGGTTGTGTATGGGCTGTATTTTCTCTGTGAGCCGGTTGGAGCCTGTGTGTGTCCTAGAAATGATTCATAATCTTGAGTGAATGCATAATCTCCGGTGAGTTCCCGGGTGGAGTGTCTCTTACGAATGAACACCTCTTTCCGGAATCCGGGATTAAGTGTGTTTTTTATATACAGGCTACCGTAGGCAAATGTTCCGCGTTTCTTGTTTTCATTATACAAACTTTCATACGTTTTAAAATCATAACTACCAAAAATGCCACACATACTATACACACTCCTTCATATTTAACCACGGTATGTCCGCACGACTATACGGCACCGGGTCTCTATAACCAGCTTGCAGAAAGCCTTGTATTCTTGAACTACATGCGGTGCATTCCCCACATGCTTCTGCACCACCGTTGTAACATGTCCATGTGTCCGATAACTTCACACCCATTAATATCGACTTGAGTATTATATGTTCTTTAGACATCTCGATCAATGGACATTCCACCTGTACTCGGTCTCTCCGGTTGAGTGATAACAGATTATTTACTGATTTTAAAAATTCTGGACTACCATCCCAGAAACCTGCTTGACTATCCACAAGAGCTGCTCCATGAAAAACTGTTTCCGCTTGTAAGCTCTCAGCATATGCAGCACATATACTCAACATCATCATGTTGCGGTTTGGAACGTAATTTACGGTTTGAGGGTCTCCTAGCACATCACGTGCATTAGCTACATCAATCTGCTCATTTGTCAAAGAGCTTGTATTTGCAATGTGTTTGAAAAATGTTATGTCTAGTGTTTTCCAACTCTCAATACCGACATGTTCTATTTGCTTCTCTGCACATCCAAGCTCTTTATCAAGATGCCTTTGACCATAATTAAAACTGACTGCATGTATCTCATAACCACGTTTCTTCGCGATATGTAATATCAAGCTCGAATCTAACCCACCACTAATCGG